GTCAGCTTCAGAATCGGTCGAAGACCGACGGGCAGGCCTGCGGCAGCGCCAGTGTCCTGACGCCACACAGCGGGGGAACCATCACCCCCGGAAGCCGACAGAGCGTCGTAGACGATGTCGGTTGTACCGTCGAATTTCTTGACGGTAATCGAAGCCATTGCTGGCATTTGAGTTCCTTGAACGGAAAATCATCGGCCTCCAAGGTTCTGAACCACGAGAGAGATCGCGTTAAGCGCTCTACCCCATGAAGGAACTTTGAAGGGCTTGACAAATATCGTCGGTCCAACAAGACCGAGACTTCGGGTCATATACGCGCCAGTCACCCAACGTTCGCCATACCGTCCGAGTGAAACACTCTTCTGGTAGTCGTACGTCGAGCCTCTGACGAATAAAGTGGCCCAAGCGTTTGTCACGCTTAGTCCGTATAGATCACTTCCGTATGAAAGGAAGTTCTCAACCGGGATGAACCAGTCCACGACGAAACTGAAAGGAATCAGCTCCCATGCGACTGTAAACGGGTTTACCAAACCCAGGTTATTGGCGAGAAACAGGTTCGGGTTATTCACCGTCACCTGAGCCCCTGTCTTGCTGAACACCTTGCCACTCCAAACGGTGCGTGAAGCCTCGTTCGGAAAAGAACCAGAGGTGGAAGTATGATCATACTGTCCTCCCGTTCCTTTTCCAATTGGCATAATAGCCTTAATTGGATTTTGTAGCACGTCGACGGCCGAATGGATGTCCTTTATCATCGGACTCCACCCGAAGCTGTACTCCAACCATAGATCCGCCCACCCCTTGCGTGTGAAAGGAATTTGTTTCCCCACTGCAGAGAGTAAGCGAGTCATGGTAGGGAGATCGAACCTACGCGCTGCTCTGATGGCTTCAGCAAGCTGAAGACCACGACGAGCAATCATAGACGCGGCCTGCTCGAGTTCAATCAAGAAAACGCCCATCGCGCTTTGATCCGAAATCTGTCCACGAAAACCCTCATAGGCTTTGGCTCGCGCCGAGTCTATAAGGTTCGTTGGTACATTGTTCTCCATCCACGAAACCGCATTAGGAAGCGGGGCAAAGAATTCCTGTTGACCGATCGCATACCTCAAATCGGCATATCTGCCGGTGAAAGGTAGCGGACGATCAATAGGCTTCGCCTGCTTCCAGACGCGGCGATCGTGGTAGTGAGTAGATGTAGTGGTCGTCTTTTGAAACGGCCCAGAAGTCGGAGCAACCATGTTGGTCTCTTAGTGTGTTAGCTTGCGCCAACGCACTGGAACCCAACACGCTGGCTGTTGGTTAGAAGCCAGATTCACCACCGTTGTTGCAGTGGCATATGGGGTGCGAACACCACCATAGTGTGTATCTCACGGCGAGTCGACCAAGGTCGGTCGACGAGAAACACACACCCATCAGTAGTAAACTGATGTTGTTATTGGAAGTATCACCTTTCTAAAGGGTGAGCTCTCAAACAGATTGACATCTGCAAGAGATACCGGTAAAGAACCCG